TAATGAAAGTTCATAATGATAAAAGAGAATCAAATATAGAAAAAGGATGGTTAATAACTATTTTTAATAAATTTATAAAAATTCCAATTAAAGACTACAATATAAATTATCAATATTATATTAATGAATGTAATAAAATCATTGATATAATAGAAGAAAAACAATTATCATTATTTTAATATGAAAAAAGTTAGTTTTGATTTTGATGATACCTTAGAATATGAAGTAATTCAAAATTATGCAAAAGAATTAATTAATAAAGGAATAGATGTTCATATAGTAACTACTAGATATGAAGATCCATCTAATTATCCAGATAATAGAGATGGTCATTTAAATCATGACTATTTATTTCAAGTTGCTAAAGAATTAGGAATAAATAATGATCATATTCATTTTACTAATTATACAGATAAATGGCCATTTTTTATAGATAAAGATTTTATATGGCATTTAGATGATAATAATGTAGAATGTAGAATGATAACTACAAATACAAAGAATAAAACTAAAGGAATAGAATGCTTATATGGAGATTGGAAATCTAAATGTAATAGATTATTAAAATAAACTAATATGACAAATATTACCATAGACGATGTAATGGAATATATGATTATTATGTATTCAGATACTCCAGAAATTGAACTTTCAAATACAGATTTATGTATTATGATTGATATAATTAGAGATATAAAACATAAAATGAATTTATGGAATTATCAATCATCTGGTAAATATATAGGATCAGCAAGAATAAATACTTCTAGACCTAAAAGAATAGAAATGCAGATTATACATAAAATGTATGAACAATTAGGATTTAAAATAAAATATCAACCAGAAAGAATAACAAAATCATTACTAAATAAAAAGAAAATATAATAGACATCTTGGAAACTGTTCAATTGTGTCTTGGATAAGTCCATTAAGATTTGCTCTGACCTATTATATTTAATAATTAATACATAAAATATGAATATAAACAGCTCATAGATGAACTTCGTTTCATAGATTCAAATATTACAAATACATCTACAATTTAGAGCATTAATACAATAACTAAATATGTTATTACAAGTAGATGTAAACTATCTGTTAAAAAACAGAATAACAACTGATCAATTTCTAGTTGCTCAATTAATCTATGAAAAGAATTATGATTTATTAAGTTCTTATCTTGATTTATATTCAAGTGAAGAATTAAAAAACTTATTTCTAGGATTAGTTAAAGCAGGAATGATTGATAATTATAATCATGAAGACCAATTTGATCTTAATAAATTCATTATTAAACCATCTTTTGTAAGAATACTTGCTCAAGGTGATTTCTTTGATGAATTTGTACAGACATATCCAACAAGTGTTATAAGACCTGATGGAACAAAAGATTATTTACGAACTGATTTAAATAGATGTAGACGTGTTTATAATAAAGTAACAAACAATAAATATGCTTTACATCTAAACATATTACAATGTTTACAATTTGAATTAGCAATTCGAAGAAAAGAAGGTAAACTTAGTTATATGAAAAGAATGCCAAAATGGCTTGCCTCAGAAGAATGGAAGTGCTATGAACAAAGAATTAAAGATGAAAGTTTTGAATTCTTATCTAATGAGGAGGAGCTAGGATATGGCAATAAACTCGAATAATAGTCTTACATTTAAACATATCTCTCATGCAACAACTGAAGCTATCGAATATATTGATAACAGACGAAAAGGAGCTATCAAATCTTTAAAAACAAGATGGAAGAAGTTTAATTACACTGCAATGGGTGGTATAGAGGTCAATACAATTTATACAATAGCGGGAATTTCTGGAGCAGGGAAGTCAGCATTTCTAAATTCATTAGAATCAGATTTATTTGACTTAAATCCCGATATAGATTTTATAATACTATCATTTAGTTTAGAGATGTTAAGTTTTAAACAGATTGGAAGAAAATTATCTTATAAACTTAAAAAGACAACATCTGAACTATATACTGTAACAGAGCCACTCTCTGATTATGATTTCAAAAAGGTTGAAGAAGAAAGTAAAAAGATTAGAAATTATCCCATTTATTATGTAGATACTCCAGGTACAGTCTCTGAAATTAAAAATACAATTGATAAATTTAGAGAAATGTATGCTAAAGATAAATGGTTAATTATAGATTTTGATCATGTACTATTAACTAAAGGAGATGGAGTAGAATCAGAAAGAAATACTTTAGTTAATCTTCAAAGAATGTTTATAGAAGAAAAGAAAATAGGTAAAACTACTATTATACAATTAAGTCAATTAAATAGGGAAATAGAAGAAATTAGTAGAATAACTAATCCTTCATTACATTTTCCACAAAGAAGAGACTTAGCTGGTAGTGATGCAATGTTTTTTGCGTCGGATTATATAATAGTATTACATACTCCTGAAAAATTAGGTATACGAAGTTATGGTATTAATAACTGGCCCGTTGATAACATGATATACATGCATTGGCTTAAATGTCGAGAAGGAGAACCTAAAATATTATCATTTATAAATAATTTAAAATATAATTCAATTGAAGAATATAATCCAATTATAAACTAAAAAATCGAAAATGAAAACAAATTTCAATAAATGTATTTTTTCGATTCAACAAGACAAAGAAAATAATAAAAAAGAAGAACAACCTAGAGAATTTATTGTAGAAATAGACGATCCTGGAACTGATTATCTTGAATCTTTGTTGAATATTATTGAGAAATATAATAAAAGAGGAATAGATATTAGAAAAGCTAATAGTATAGAATATGGTGATTTTCTAGTATTTACAAAGAATGATATACGATTGAGAAAGAATAATTTATTTTGTAATAAAGTATTAAGTTTAGTAGGAGATTATTACAAAATAGAGAATTTAATTAAAAAGCTTTATAAAGATGATAGAAATTTACCATCTGAAGCTTGTAATAATTGTCCTTACTATAAGTCAGCTAAAAAAAGAAATTTTACAAAAGAAATTCTTATAGATGGTGATTTTATAGATGTAGATGAAAAAATATCAGTATTCAATAATTTTATAAAAATTGGATATGATACATATGATATCTATGATCATAAAGGTAAAGATATAGTAGATATAGATGGTACTATTTATGAAGTTACTACAACAGACTTTGTTGTTAAACCTCCTAAAAAAGAATCATTTTGTTCTAAAATTAAAAAGAATTTGTGTTTAAAATTATGTAAATGTAGATAATTAATTAACAATATAGACTGTTAATTAATTATATTGATTAGAAACGATGGTCTATGGTGAAAGACAGACACGCCATAATAAATGGTTCTGAAAGGAGTGGAGAGATGAAATTGCTCTCTTAGACCCTAATATTATAAAAGATTAACAGTCTTTTTTAAAGAAAGACTATAAAATGATACCATATCAGATTATGATTGTTGGATCTTCAGGTAAAGGAAAAACATATTCATTTGTTAATATGCATCCAGAAACCTGTGGATTTATAAATATGGAAAGTAAACCATTACCGTTCATAAATAAATTTGAACATTATTACTCTCCAAATAACTGGCAAGATGCTTATAACAAATTAATCGAATTTGCCAAAAATGACAAAATAACTGAAGTGGTTTTTGATAGTTTTAGTGCTTATATGGACTCTGTATTAAAAACAGCTAGAGAAACTAAAAAAGGTTTTGATATATGGAACATGTATAATGAAGAAATAGGTAAAATATTATATATTTTTAAGAAATATCCTAAAGATATATTTGCTACTGCTCATTATGAATGGATTCAAACCGATGAAGGTGCTATAGAAAAACGAATAAAAGTTAAAGGTAAAGAATGGGAAGGTGAAAATTACGCCTTCATTAAAGTTGCTTAATTGCTGGAAACTCCTAAATATAAATATACTACAACATAATTTGAAAAAATAAGTGTGAAAGTTAAAAAATATTTATATAAAAAGGACAATCAGCAGCCAAGATTCTACGTATAACTTTTAGTTATATATGAATAAGGTTCAACGACTATCTCGAAAGAGAGTACTGGTATATAAAATACTGGGAAATAGCAACTATTTATATTTATTATGATAAAAATTTATATATTAATTGATCCAATTACATACGATATAAGATATGTAGGAAAAACTAAATATTCTTTAAATGATAGATTATGTAAACATTTAATAACTCGTGAAAAAAATCATAGAGCAAATTGGATTAAAAGTCTTATTAAAAAAGGATTAAAACCAATTATAAAATTAATTGAAGAAGTTCAAGAATCAGAATGGATAAGTTCTGAAAAATATTGGATAAATCAATTTAAAGAATGGGGATTTAATCTAACAAATGCAACAGAAGGAGGAGAATCTGGAATTATATCTCCTCAGTGTAGAGAAGCATGTATTAGAAGTAATAAAGGTAAAAAACAATCAAAAGATTTGATTAATAAAAGAAAGAAATCTTTATGTAAACCTGTATTACAATTTACTAAAAATGGAAATTTTATAAATGAATATCCATCTGCATCAGAAGCTAGTAGACTAATAAATGGAAACTTATCACATATAACAGAATGTTGTAATAATAAAAGTAAAAGACTAACTCATAAAAATTTTATTTGGAAATATAAATAAAGATATAGTCTGATCTCATATGAGAATATGAGTTAACACAAATGATGATTGAAAAAGAGTTCACTATTGTTCTTTATGCAGATGTTAAAGTACAAGATAAAAAAAGAGAATACTATCTTAAGTTAAATACTGACGGTAAAGATTCTGCTAAATGTCCTCCAGCATTTATAATGGAAGGATATGAGTCTATTCCTAATGATAGTAATATATTCTTACAACATATAAGAACTATATTAAGTAATAATAAATAAATGTTTAATCACGTTAGTAGAAATAATGCCTTACAAAACTTACAAATTAATTAAATAATTAAGCGTTATTATACTATACTTAAAAAGTAAATAAGTATGTATAATGTAACCAAAGATCTTCCATTTGAATCTTTAACATCAGAATTCATGGATACCGGAATTCATGAAAATGTAGAGATGATTAAAGTTGAATATGGAAAAGCAACAAATGAATTCATTGCCTTCTATTTTAAAGGTGAAAACGGTGAAAAATTGGTATATACACAGTGGAAACCAGGAGGTAGTGATCCTGAAAAAGTTACAGAAAAAGAATTGAATCAAATGAGTCGAATTAAACAAATTTGTATGTGTTTCATACCAGAGGAAAAATTTGTTTTTCAATCCAATACATTTGAAGACTTTGCTAAGAAAATTATAAATTTACTTGGTAATAGTTATGTAGGAGTTAAACTTAGAGTAAAAGTAGTATATTCTGGTAATTATACAAGTCTTCCAAATTATTGGAAATTTAGATTTATTGAACGTATGGATACTGTTTCAAAAGAAAAGTCTAAAATTAAAATTTTATCAATAGACAAAATGACTAGACCAGTAGCAGATCCAATTCCATCTGTATCTAATCCTTTTGCTGAAGCAGGATTTAATGCTCCAGTATTAACAAATGAAAGTCCGTTCTAAAAAGTTAGAACTTTATATATCTTCAGGGGCTTGAAATATAGCCCCTTTTATTTTCTTAATATGTATGATACTAGACTAACAAATATAGATTTATCTATAGATAGTATATTAGAAAAAATTACAGAATATGATATATATAAATATTATATTGGACAATCATTTAATTTAGGTAGAATAATGAAATCTCCATTTAGAGAAGATAAACACCCATCATTTGGAATATATAAGAGTTCTAAATATGGATCATTATTATTTAAGGATTTATCAACTGGAAAAACTGGTAATTGTGTTCAATTTGTACAAGAATTATTTAATATATCATATAGAGAATCATTAATAAAAATACTTAATGATTTAACAAACAATAACCTAGTTAACTCCGTAGAAGGAATATCTATTAAAGAAGAATATGAATCTACATCAACTATTATATCAGTTTGTAGAAGAAATTTCTGTAAAGTAGATGATAACTACTGGAATCAGTATTGTTTAGAAAGAAGCGATTTAAGACACTTTAATGTGTTTCCAATAGAATTATATTGGATCAATGAGATCGTTCAACCTTGGGTCTATAATAGGGTAAATCCAGGGTATGCTTATCAAATATATAACAAATATAAAATATATAAACCATTAGCAAGTAAAAAAGATAAATGGATTAGTAATTGTAGTTCATACGATATTCAAGGTTATGAACAATTAGAATATCAAGACGAATTATTAATCATTACTAAGTCATTAAAAGATGTAATGGTTCTACATAAAATGGGATATAATGCAATTGCTCCACATGGAGAAAACCATTTAATTCCTAAATGTATTATAAACAATATTAAGAGGAGATATAACAAGATAGTTATATTCTATGATAATGATGAAGGTGGTAAGATAGGTAGTAATAAATTAAGTAATAAATATACTATTCCTACTATCTTTATCCCTTATACTAATTATAAAGATATATCAGATTATGTTAAAGAATTTGGATTAGAAGAAGGAAAGAAGTTAATGAAAGAGTTGTTAAGTGAAAAAGATAAAGAGAAAGCCTAAAAAAACTATTAAAAAGGTTAACTCTGCTAAAGTAGAATATAATGGAATATTGTTTGATAGTAAACTAGAAATATACTGCTATAAAAAATTAGTAGAATCAGGATTACAATTTGAATATACTAAAAGAAAATATATAATTGTAAATCCATTTATTTTTGATAATTTATCATATGAACCTAATAAAAGAAGTGGAGATTTATTATCAAAAAGAACAAATAAAATCAAATATATATCTTATACTCCAGATTTTGTAGGATTAGGATGGATTATAGAAACTAAAGGTCGTCCAAACGATCAATTTCCATTAAGATGGAAATTATTTAAAAAATATCTAACTGACAATAATATCAAATTTGACTTATATTTACCAAAGAATCAAAAACAGGTAGATCAATGTATAGAATTAATAAAACAAACTATATGAAAATAAATTTGATTATTAACAGAGCAGGTAGTGGAACAAAAGGAGGAACAGGTTATCCACATGGCCCTAACAGACCATCTGGTGGTAAAGGATCTAGAAAAAAATAAGTTTAATTTGTGTATAGAATTAATACAGTCAAATAAATGAATAAATATTATATAGCACAATATAGTGATAATTGTTGTGATGAAATAGATCTTGAAGGAGTAAAATTATTTACACTAGAAGAGAAAGCAGAATTTGAAGCTCAATGGAAACTAGCTGTAAAACCATTCATAGTTAGTACAGGAAATTGGGGAGAAATAGAATATAAAAAAGGAAAACAAATTCTTAATAAAATAATCTTTAAAGAGATAACTGAGTCTACATATAATGAATTAAAAGAAAAAGAAATATTTGAGTGGACAAACTGTCAATTCTTTCCAGAATATAGTGATTATCTAGAACATAATGATTTAGAAGATAATGACTGAAAAAGAATATTATAAAGAGAAACGAGTATCTTCTTCATCTCTAAAATGGTTTGAAATATCACCATTATTTTTTAGAAAAATGTTAGATAAAGAGATAGAACAATTGCCAATGAGATGGCTAGAAATTGGTAAGAAGGTACATATGAAATTACTAGAAAATGAAGAATTTAATAAGAACTATATATTCTTGGATTATAGTACACCTAAATCTGAGAACCAGAAGAAATTCTGTGAAGATTACATTACTTTCAGATCTAAACGTATGGAAGACAAACTTATTTATGCTTATAAAAAGAATTATACAGCAGATAAACTTCCTAAAGAAAAGATCATTGAAAGAGCAACAGAACTTAAACAACAGCTTAGTAAATATATTACCTACTTAAAGAAAAGATCTGAATACAAAGATATATTAACATATTCAGATAATAAATTAATAAATGATTTAGAACAATGTGTTAAAGATCATATTGCTGCTAATAAATTGATCTATTTAACAGATGAAGATAGAATGAATAATATAGAAGAATATAATGAAAACATTATATTCTTTAAATTCTTAGATATAGAATGTAAAGCAATGTTAGATAGGTTAATAATAGATCATAAAAATAAAATAATTAAACTTATAGATATAAAAACTACATCTAATCTTTCTGAGTTCAATCGTTCTTTTGAAGAATTTAAATATTATAGACAATTAGCATTCTATTGGATTGCTATTCATCATTCCTGGACTATATTTAATTTAGTGTCTAATATAGATTATAAGAAAGAATCTTATATAATAGGATTACAAAAGGGAGATATTCCGGAATGTAAAGTATTTAATATAGAAGAATCATGGTTATCTAAAGGATTAAATGAAATAGAATCTATATTACCAGAAATTAAATGGCATTATGATAATAATTTATGGAATCATAGTAGATTTTACTATGAAAATAATGGAATAGAAAAATTATGATAACAACTAATATATTATTAGGGTTAATAGTAGTAATACTATTTTCTTTTTACTGGTCATATGTAGGATATGAAGATAAAAAAGAAAAATAAATAAACGTTAAATTAAATTACTAAAAAATGGAAACGATACAATTTTTGACAAAAGACCAAATAAATGGATTATTAATTATCCTTGAAAAAGATTATATTTTACCAAAGATTAATGATAAACTTAATATAATAAAAGAATCTGATAAGTATAAAACTAATTATAATATTATTGAAGATACCTTTAAAAAATGTGATAATTTATATAAAAAATTAGATGAATTAAAAATAAATATTTATCATAGTTTCTCAATAACTGAAAAAGCTATAAGTGATAAAACTATTGAATCATTAGGAATTAGAGATGTATATAATATAAAAAATAGAATATTAGATGATCTTAAATCTCGTTTACAATTAATAATTCCATCTGATTTTGATTCTATTATTAAAAATATAATAAAATATATAGATGTTGACAAATACTTATATAAAGAAAAACAACAAGTAACAGTTAGTGAAGAAGATGAAAATAATGATAATTTATATGATTAATTATTAAATACAAATTTAACAAATATTACAAAATGGAAACAAAAGTAGTAAATTCTAATAATGAAATTTCAGTTGATAGATTAATTTCTTTAGAAAAGCAGAATACAATTCTTTTACAACAAGTTGGTGAATTACAAGCAGATAAAAAGAATCTTCAAAAGAAATTAGAAGAAGGTCAGAAAGAAGTTAAAGTTATAACTGGAAGTAAAAAACAAAATTATCCTTTTAATGATTTACGATTTGAAATAGAATCAGTTGAAACTCGTAATCTTGGTGATGTTGAAGAATTAGTTGGAAAGAAATATAAAAAAGAAATTGAAGATAAAGATAAGTCTATTAAAGATTTAACTAGTAAAATAGATTCTATTACTTCTGATTATGAAAAACGTAAAAAAGAAATAATTGATGATTATGAAGATTATCGTCTTAATACTAAATTAGAATATGAAAAAAAACATAGAGATATAACTGAAAAGTTAACTAATTTAAAAGAAGAACTTAAGAAGGTTAAAGAAGATAAAACTGATGAACAAGAAGCTGAAAGACGTAATCAAGAAATTATTGATTTAAAACTTCGTATTAAAGATCTTGAAAAGACAGTTAAGAATTTAACTTCTACTAATATCTTTAAGCGTATCTGGAGTGGTATTCTTGATAGAAATGCAAGAGTAATAGCTCAGAAAGAAATAATTGAAAAAGAAAATTTAATATCTGATATCAATGGTACTCCCAGAAAATATAGATGGGATATCTTTGATGTATTCAATTAAAACTCATTTAAAGGCCATTTTTAAGCCCATAGTTAAACGATCTATCCCTGGCTGGTATACTATATCACTCAGGGATTTGTGTTTAATGTAGGGCTTTATTTTAATAATATTCCAAATTTAACAAATAAATAAAATGTTTGAAATAGATAAGAAAAATAATGAATATAGAATTGTAGGTCCTAGTCCTGAGAATATAACTAATAGACTAGAAAAAGGAATATATAATTTAATAATAAGACCTGGAGAAAGTGCATTTAGTCCTCCAATTATTTCGTTTGAATTAAGTAATGATTATAAAAAAGGCGTTAGGTTAAATACTGGAATATTTAAAGAATGTAGAGATTTTTTTAATGAATTTTTTGATGAATCTTTAGTTAAAGCTAGATCAGTATTAAATATGAAAAATAAACTTGGTGTAATGTTTAATGGTGATCCTGGAACTGGTAAAACATTCTTAGCTGGACAAATTGCAGATGAGATATGTAGTAAATATGATGCAATAGCTTTATTAGTTACTAAAGCAGTTGATTATTCAGGATTAATAGATAGGATAAGACAAGATGATCCAGATAGAACTATTATTCTTATTATTGATGAATTTGAAAAAACATTTGATAGATACGACACTGATATATTATCATTTTTAAGTGGTGCTAAAGAGAGAGATAATACTATAGTTATAGCAACTGTTAATGACACTAGTAGACTTCCATCATTCATTACAGATAGACCTAGTAGATTTGAAAAAACATTTGAATTTACATTTAGTGATGATAATGTTTTAAAAAGTATTATTACTGGATTAATTCCTAATAATTATGAAAATAAACTTAATATTACTGATTTAGTAAATAAAATTAAAAAGCATAAAAATACATCTATTGATAGAATTAAACATATCCTTAGAGATGTTATAGCATCAATAATTGATAAAGAAGAGAAAGGTATTACTAGACAAGTTATTATTAATAAAGATAATAATAAAATATCTAGACCAATAGTATCTGGATTTAGTAAGGATGAATCTAAAGAATTAGTAGAAATCTATGTAACAGATAATAAACCTAAAAGAATAAATAGTTTACAACAATTAGGTGAACTATGTAACAATTAAATCAATTTTAGAAGGTTGATATAAATAGAAAAAGCCTATCTCATTACTGAGGTAGGCTTTTAATTTAAATTATACTGTACAATTATTTCATAAAATTAAGTTGAGTTTTAATATCTCTAAGTTGATAATTAGCTCTAAATACTGGAATCATATCATACATTAATTTCTCCATTTTGAGATGTCCTTTCCATTCTGGAACTCCAGAAGTATATCTATCTGTAGGATGTAACATTTGATGAAATATTTTCATAGTAGTTTCAAACATAGACATAGTAGCCATAGGAGATCTTAATATTTGCATTGCTTCTGCAGGATTAGTATAAAATAGTAATTCTGTTTTTAATCTTAATAATTGATATGCAGAGAAATTATAGAACCATGAATCTTCACTATCATCTCTATCTTTTCTAGTCATTATTCCACCTATAGTTAAAGCAGTAAGCATAAATCCTAGTTCTGATATAGTTCTAACAATATTAGATTTTTCTATATGAGATAGTTTATCCCATTCTAATCCTAATACATGAAATTGATAAGTTTTAAATTCTTTAAATAAATTAGCTAGGAATTTACCAGTAGTTCTATAATATCCTTCACTATAGTCACCTAATCTTTGACTAAATTCTTTTTTATTATATCTTTTTTCTATTCCTGGAACTACAAACTTTCTAAACATCATTGCCATTCTACCTAATGCAATTCTCTGCACAGCAGTTTTACCAAGTTGTGTATAATTACCTTGTACTCCTTCAATTACATATTGAACTTTATTACCAAATTTAAGTTGATCAATTTCAGTCCAATTAGATTTATTTAAATCAACTTTTTCATTAAGAATTAAATTACCTTGTTTATCTTTAGAATACTGATCTAACATAGATCCTAGTTTATTTCCATCTTTATCATAAGCTATTTTATTATCTAACATTCCTAAAAATAAAGTATTATTTAAATAAGTATCCCCAGCTGTCATCATAAAAAATAAATTACTAGTTTTTGCTAAATCTTTTAATCTTGTATTATCTCTAAATCTAGTATTCATTTGATCAGGATCTACTTTAAATTTCTCATTTAATAAATTAACTATACTAGATGGTTTTCTTTTACCTATATCACCCATTAATCCTGGAAGATGTCTAAAATAATAAGTATGAGCTTTATGAAAAGATTTAATATCCATATGTTGTTTAGCTAATGCTTCACCAGTATTTAACACTTCCCCAATTAAAGGATTTGATATACCAGCTCTAAAATTTAATGATAAAATATTATAAGCAGTAGATTTACTAATAAAGTCTAAAAACTTAGCTGTATCAATAGTTAATCCAAATATTTTAAATCTACCTTCATCTTTTTGTTTAACTCCATAAAATACCATTTCAAACCAATCATTAAATTGTTCTGATAATCTATTATAAAATCTTAATTCTTTCTTTCCTTTAGTCTGGATATCTGGTTTTCTAGTTTCTATGAAATGTCTAATCATTTCCATTTCTGGATATATAGAATTTTTAGATTCATAATCTGCTGCAGCTGAGAACCATTTAAAATAAGACGTAGCTAAATCAAATGATTGATCTTTAGCATCTAATTTATTAGTATAATACATTGGAATAAAATATCTTTTATTACCTCTTTCATCAATTAATGGTTCATTACCTCTAGTTATATCATCATTAACTACAAAATCAAAAGTTCTTTGTAATTTAGCTTTAGTTATATTAAGAAATGATTCTCCGGATTTTAATCTTTCATCTGAATCTTTCATTACTCCAGGTAATTGTCCATTTCTTAATCTCATACTAGTTGGAAGATATGAATTAAATTCATCTTCATATTCTTTAATAAAATCATAGAACTTCACTATCGGATCATTTGGATTAGATTTACGTAAAGCTTGAAATTTATCCCATTGAGAATTCTTATTAGCCCACTCATCCTTTAAACTTCTATAATCCCATGAATGTTCCGACTGCCATTCAGATACTAAATTAGCTGTATTTTCTGATATAGATCCATTTTCAAATAATGCATGGGGAGATTTAGACCAATATTTATCAGCTTCATTCCATTCTAAAGCTCTTACATCTTCTGAAGATATTTCTCCATTCTTTTCAAGAGAATCTATATAACTCCATTTATCTTTACGAAATTGAATTCCATCAAAATCAGTATTATCACTAAGCCATTTTTTAATTATATTACTTCTATCATCATCAGTTAATTTATCATTTTGCTTAGCATCATTTTTAACTTTATCATAAGCATCTAAAAACTCACTACCATATTTACTTATTAAACGATTAGTTTTAGGTTCTAAAATTTGATCATATACATCTCTAATATTTTTATACCCTTTTTTTGACTTTTCTAATTCTTCTAATATAGGTAACATCTTATTTCTAATCTCTATTTTTCTACCATGAACTTTCATTTCAGCAAATGACATTATCTGTCCAACTGCTGCAACAACTGGATTAGATGAATTAAGAAGATTTCCTACCCAACGTCTAGCTAATCCTATATCACTAGTTGCTTTTTGTAATTCATTACGTAACATTAAAAAAGTTTGTTCTCTAAGATTAGTTTCTTTAAGTTCCTTTTGAGTTTGAATATAAGTTTCCTCTGATATTTGAGATTTTTGTTCAGGTGTTAATTTTTTATAACTTTTACTAACTTGAATTTCAAAATCTTTTTTTATTTGATCATTATGAGGTTCAAGAAATTCAGCAGCTATATCATATCCTAATACATCATATAATTTTTCAATTGCATTCTTTTTCTCAATAGTATCATTTAACATCTTCTTTAGAACTTCATCTTTATATAATGACCCATCTTCTATAAGAGCATTCCTAAATTCTTCAATTGAATCATAAGCTGATAAATAATCAGACCATTGAGATAATATCTGAGGATTTAAAACTACTTTTTTATCTATTTTTAAAGTACCTTCATCTATTTGTTTAAGTTTATTTCCAATCTTTAACCATTGAGTGTATATTCCATTAACAGATTTTTCCGCTTGTCTAGCAAATCTAAGCATAGATTGACTAGCTTCTAATCCTTTTAATTCTTTAATAAATACTTCTGCTGCTTCAGGATCAAAACTAGATTTCTTTTTCTTTATGTTTAGTTCTCTCTTAAATTCTAATCGTTTGATAGCTTTTTCTTTAATTTCAGACATTCTATCTAACTTAGTAAAATTGGATTCAAGAGGTACTTCTGGTAATGATAATACATCATTTAATGGTTTCTTAATATCTCCAGTAACATCTTCTTTAGTAATTGGAGTTTCTAATAACTCTTTCTCTCCTATTCCAAGATAGTCTAAATAAGTCTTTTTATAATCGTTATCATTATCTTCTAATAACTTATTAAATCTATCTGTATTCTCCATAGGATGTCCATTATCAGAGATTTGTCCCTCTAATTTATGCCAGATATGATTAGATAAATCTGGAACTAAGGAGTTTAATGATCTCCAAGCTGGAGTATTTCGGTTAGGACAATTAATCATTATTTAAATAATTTACAAAACATAAAGCAACTAAAGCTGTTCCATATCTCTTATCTATAGTAAGAGATTCAGTTATAACATTTTGTTCACCAAGTACATAATTACCATATGTACGTTGATGAAGATCACTATGTGCAGCATACAATCTTTTCTCTAAACTTTCTGAATCATAATATCCAGCTAATTCACAAACTAATCCACCAATTTTTGTATTCATTTCTAATTCTGAATACATCCATGCCCATATAATACCAGCTGATATATATTCTCCATATAAACCATCTGCTCTAGACATAATAGTTTTAAGCTCTGATCCAAACGGTGGTAAATATATTTCATCTAAAGTGACTAATTTAGCTGTAGCTGGTAATATAGAAGAATATGTCTGTATATTATAATCACATATATGAGCATCATATAATGCCATATGATATGATCCTGCGTGAGTAGTATATTCTGAACATCCACATCCTTTAGTTATAAAGAATTCATTTGGAATTTTGTTATTAATAATACCATTTATCATATTTTCGAATAATATATTTCTTTAAATAATCAATAGGACATAATTGTTTCTTAGCTTTTCTTAATCCATCTATTCCTAAATCTTGTTCTATATTTATATATTTACAATTATTATCTAATGCTTTCTCTGCAAGTAACTTATATGTAAAGGAACATATTCCTATATAATCTGTGTCATACTTTATAAAATGTAATATACAATAGTCATTTACTATTTCATATACAAAGAAAGAAACTAACTTATTGTTTATAGTTAGTCCTACATAATTGTAATTTAATTCTTTTGAATTTAATAAATTTAATATAGCAATCTTTTCTATATCACCATCAATACTCGATTCATATTTAGCATCAGACCATATATCAAATAATAACATTATCTGATCTTTATTAATCTCATACCTAATATCTACATCTGTATAATTTTTAGTAAATCTATGTAACAAATTCTTTTTATTTCTTAAATTATTACCAATATAATTATATATTTTATCAGAAGACAATATATAATCATAACTACTTTCATCTGATATAACTTCAAATTTAGTATTATCTAAATCTTTTACTGAAACTTCTGGAATTAATTTCAATTCAGTTGATATACCTTTATTGTGAGCTTCTTGTAACAATATATTAACTGTATCATTAATATTATTTAATCCGATAAAACTAAAGAATAATTTCTCATCTATATAATCTTCAAATAAAGCTACTAAGTTATCATTTAGAATAGAAACTCTAGTAGCTCCTAATCCATAAGTATACATAGATATATAATTATAATCAGAATAAGGTAAAAAATTATCAGTATAAAATCTTATATCTTTTTCTTTTATTAGATTTATCTTCCTAAAGTCTGGAAATATTGGTATATTATTCATCAAATTTAATTCCTAATGGTTCACCTTTTTTAATAATATCTTTCATTTTATCTACATCACCGGTCTTTATTTCAATAGCATATCCTTCTATTTGTTCAGCTCTTTCTGTTGCTACTTTATAACATTCTTCTAATGAATCCCCTATAGCAACAACATTGCCTATTAATGATGTATCAGTAGGAATAACATAATGATTATTATTTACTTTACAAGTATTTCTAAGCTTAACCCATCTATCTATTTCTTTAGGAAAATAAACACACTGTTGATTCTTTATTGCCCATTCGCTTACTATAAAAAATTGTACTCCAAATTTATGTTCTATTTTTGGTTGTATTAATATTCCTTCAGATCCATACCAAATTATATCACCCCAGTTTGATATAGCTTCCTGATATATCTCACATGGCGGAGATCCAAATCGACTTGTAAAATCTATTAAATATGGAACTTTATCTTTACCAACTCTTATTTCAGTACATCCCATACCTCTATAGTTATAATCTTTCATGGTTTCAGATAAAGCTTTATTGACATCAGTTATTATACTAGGAATTTTAGACGATTCTTTAAATTGCATAGCATACATTTCACATTTTATTTCATACCCAAATGATATAAAATCTGAATATTTTCCGTCAATATTCAAAAAATCAGATCCTGTTTCTACTATATCATCTCCTTCTATTGCATCTTCTACAATAAACTTAAAAATATATTTAGCACATCCTAATTTATGTTCTAGATCAATAATAAACGGTTCACTACTTTTATAATTCTTATGATGAAATGTTTCAAAGTTCCATCTATACACATCTGTTTTTATATACTTATTATCATTTTTTTTAAGATAGTCTTTTAAAGCATCCATTCCAGTTAATACAACATATTTTCCAACAGGTTTTCCAAGTTTCTTAAGTAATCTTTTTGTGTCAGTTCTATATGTTTCTAATTCTTCACCCCTCATTGATCCAAAAGTTCTCTTACCAGATTTGAAAATATATTCTTGTAAATCACCATAATAAACATCTGGAAAATAAATTATATCTGCCTCTTGTATAGCATCGTATAAATCAACTACTCTTTCCATTTCATCAAATCCATATCCTATCATAAATTTAGTAATATCAGGAAATGGTAATTTATATTCAGTATAATATAATACTTTCTTAAAATATCTAGACATAGTTCTACATAATCCGACATACATTCCATTGTCTATACATAGAATAGTTTTATCTTTTGTTATTTCATTATCCTTCATTGTATATATTATAATCTATATCTAAATAATTACATAATAATCGTTCTACTATTTCAGCAAATAAATGATCTTTTCTATAAGGACTATCAGGATGTTCTCCAGGTTCTTTACATTCAGGATGATCCATATCGAATTTAACTATATCTTCTTCTTTAATTCCATGATATTCGGTACATATTAATTCTATTAATTCATGTATAGCTACTAATTTATTATATATATCAACTTTAGTATCTAAAACAGTTATAATATCTTTACCATCCACTTTATAATAATCTCCAGTGGTATTATATCTTTGTTTATCAACAGTTTTAATTTCTATATTCATTAGTTTCTTATTGAAAATTTACCACTTGATCCATACTTAGCACATATTCTTTTTATTAAATCATTAATATCCTCTAC